GGGATTAAAATATATCTCATAGTCGAGGACAAGAACGGAATGGAGAACATAAAGGCTGGTAAGTACAGAAGCTTATATCAGCCAAAGGCATTCCTAGGGAGACTCTCAAGCATCCAGGACTTATATCTGTATGACACCATATTTACTGCAAATACAAATTCAGGATTTGAGATATACAGGAAACTTTATTACAGTGTTAGGAACTATTTAAAGGAACTTAGCACTGATATAAGCCCGGAGGTTGGAGGGTAATAACATGAGATAGATCAATACACAAGGAAGGGGACAATATGAAACTTAAAAATTTGAGTAATATAAAGTGGATTGGCGGCAAACATGGCAAAGAAGAAAGGTACATGGAACTAATGCCAAAGCATAAAATATATGCTGATTGTAATTTTGGTAGTGGAGCAGTTACTTTTTATAAAAGTGTTATGGATCCGGCCAAGATAACAATTATTAATGATAAAAATGATGAATTAATAAACTATATGATTGTTTTAAGAGACTGGCCGGAAAAATTATTTGAAGCATGTAATGCACTTCCTTATAGTGAAAGACTATATGAAAAATATAAATGGGAGCCGGTACCTGAAGATAATCTAGAAAAGGCTGTAAGATTTTTTTATAAAATGAGATTAATGTTCTCAGGAGGCGGTCGCAAATATAGAAATGGATTAGGACTTTCAAAGACACAAGATAAATCACAGACATATAACTCAGCCGTCAGTTTAATACCTAAAATGGCTGAGATAATAAAAACTTGGAATATACTCTGCAGGGACTTTGAGGACATAATTAAATTTTATGATACTAATGAAACATTATTCTTCTTGGATCCTCCATATGTAGGTTATGAAAATATTTATAAAGGTGGATTCCAGCGTGAAGATCATTTAAGGCTAAGAAAAAGTGTAGATTCTATAAAAGGTAAAGCAATGATTTGTTACTATCCGGATCCATTGATTGATGAATTATATTCTGATTGGTACCGAGTTGAATACAGTACATCATCGCAGATAGAGGTTAGAAGTCAAGGAGATAAATGTCCGGTTCGAACCGAATTAATTCTTATGAACTATAAACCGGATAGAATGGAACAGTTAAAAATAGTTTAAGAATAGAATCTGAATAAATTCTAATTTAGAAAAGAGGTGAGAAGGTGGAAATACAAGACATTGACCTAAAGGACCTTATAGAAAAAGAGACAGTGGAGAGATTTAACAAACAAGGGTATATAAAATGCCCCTTTCATAATGAAAAAACACCTTCACTATCAATTAAATTCTTTCCAGATGCTAATAAATATAAATTCAAGTGTTTTGGATGTTCTGCATCCGGTGATGCGATAGATTTTATTATGCAACTTAAGGGCATGGATTATGTAAAAGCAAGAGAATACTTGGGGCTTGAAGTAGAAAAGACAGTCCAAGAGGAACAGGTTGATAAGGTAAAAGGCTACATTGATTGGGAATTTACAAAACATAGATCAGGTCAGGAACTTCTTGGAATATTCGCATTCACGAACAAAGTGGGTGAAACAGTATATTTTAAAGCCAAATTTATGGACAAAACGGGTAAAAAGAGCCTTTCTTACTATCATATTGAGAACGATAAGGTAATAAATAAAAGGGGGAGCGAGGAGCTTCCCTATAACCTGTACAAGGCCATTAAGGGCATGGAAGAAAAGAAGATAGTTATTATATGCGAAGGTGAAAAAGATGCAAATACACTTAACTTCATGCTGAAAAATGATGGCTATGTGGCTACAAGTGTGAAAGGTTGCAAAGACATAACAATATTTGAAGGTGCCAGGATTTATATGTGCAGTGATACCGGGAAGGCGGGAGAAGAGTATAAATGGAAAATTCATAAGGAGTTGTCTCCGGCTGCTTCAGAGTTTAAATTCATAAATCTTCCTGGCATAAAAAACCTTGGAGAAAATAAAGACGTAACCGATTGGCTGGATGAAGGACATACTAAAAAAAATCTGCTAAATGCTTTCGAAAGGTCCCTGGATCTAAAAAGTAAGTACGACCTGCAACAGGATTGGAAGGGCATATACAAATATATTATAAAAGAAAGCGATGATGAAGAAAAAACATTTAAGAAGAAATATCTTGCAGACTTCAGACTACTTGAAGCAACCAGGGTAAAATATGTTAACGAGGATCAGGAAGGAGTTAAATTAATTCTAAAATCCTCTACAGGAGAAAAAATTGAACGGATGGGATCCGCCATAGTATTTGATGATGTAAGAACATTTAAAAACTTCCTTGGAACATTGGATTTATCCTATAAAGCTAGTGTGGATGATTTAACAGATATAAAGACTTGGATAAATAAGTACTTTGCCTTAGATACAGAAGAAATGTATAGTGGGGTTCAGTTTAAAATTAAAAACGATGAAGTTTTATTTATTTCTAATGAAGGATCCTTAGGGGGAAACAATATTATCGGTGGTATAAGAAGTGATGGTAGAAATGATATACAGGTTATTGATAAGGGAAACCTAACCACTACTGAACTAAGAGAAATAAAAAAACATATATTTAGGTTCGCATCTAAAGAAAAAACTATCAGCATAATTGGAACTGTAATAAATAATTTGGCAGTAGCACAATGCAAAAATGCCAAGATTAAGTTGCACCATCTATTGATTATTGGAGAATCAGGGAGTGGTAAAAGTACAATATTAGAAAGTGTAGTAGCTCCTATCCTTAACTATCCTTCAAAGGAAATTAAATCATTGGGGTTGGCAACAAATTTCAGTTTGATAAAAGATCTATCCGATGGCAATTATTCAATGATCTATGAAGAGCATAAACCTTCAAGATGGGACAGATATAAAATACAGAAAATATCCGAGGTATTGAGAAATCTTTATGACAGATCCACCGTGGCCAGAGGAGACAAGGCACTGAAATCTAAAAACTTTTATTTGGAAAGACCTGTGATTATTGCCGGAGAAGAAGGTTATTACCACAATGAAAAGCCTTTGATAGATAGAAGTTGCATAATATACACATCCAAGAATGAAAGAAAAAAAGAAGATACTGAAGCCATGGAATGGATTATTGAAAATGAAGCATTGTTAAATAAGTTTGGGAGAGATCTAATTGAAACGATACTGAATTTATCAGTTGAGAACTACATTCAAATAAGAAAAGGCATTGAAACCACTATTAATAGTTTAAGAGATAGGCCTTTAAATACAGCCCTTAACATTGCTATGGGTATTGAAATATTCAACCTGCTGCTAAAAAAACATAAAGTTGCACCTATAGGAAAATACCTGGAACCCATAATTGAAAATATAAAGTTGGAAGTGCTCGAAGGCGGGGAAGAAGCCAACTCAGTAGTTGAACAAATATTGGTGTTATATAATGACATGATCGAAGATGGTAGAGCATTTAATAGCACTGAAGTAGTTAAGTGCAGAGGTGATGGTGTATTTATAAAAACTACAGAAATGCTGAACCAAATTAGGGAGCATGTTAACCGGGTAGGTGGTGAACTAATTCCATTGAGTCTAAAGGATTTCAGGAAACAAGCTAAGAAATCAGGTTACTTGGAAGGTGTATCAAATAAATTAATTAAGATGGGCAATGCGCCAGTCAGATATGATACTTATAACAAGGACAGGCTTAGAGCTTTAAGGGTTGGCGCAATAGCTCCTCCAGTTTTAGAGGATGTTACGGATTTAGAGGATAATGTAATTCCATTCAAGTAAGCAAAACAAAAAGGTAACACAAAATCGCAAAAGTAACACAAAAAAATTGAAAATGTTACCTTTTATGTTACCATGCTAAATGGCTTAGTTACTAGGTTTATATATATATAATATATAAAAGTAACATAGTAACATATATTATAAAAATATACTACGTGTAGAGAAATATTAAATATATAAATCTATACATATGCTCATTGTTTTTTTAAAAATGTTACCATAAAAAAACAGTCTTAAAGTATTGGTATAACAAGGCTCAGACGGTAACAATAAAATGTTACCAAAAATGTTACCATGAGAGGAGTAATTGGCTATGAAGCAAGACAGGTCAAGGGTTTATAAGCAATTATTGAGTAAGGCACTTGAAGACCAAAAACAGGCTATAGTAACAAAAAAATGGTCAAAAGTAGCACAAATCGAGGTAAAAGTAACAGAATTAGAGCAAAAAATACAAGAAATTGATAAAGTTGATAAGTAAAATTATTACAAATAAATACATTAATATACCAAAGGTGGTGATTATTATAAATTACTATAAGAAAATGGAAGCCATGTTATACAATTATAAGGCCACAAAAGCGGAAATAAAAAATATAATAATTGAGATGGAAGAATTAAAAAATGATTACACTGGATGCGGAAGTATAACATATGAAGAAAAGTCTTCTCCTACGAATAAATTTAATAGCTCAGTGGAGAATGAAGCAATAAGTAAGCAGCATGAAGTTGAGTATTTGGAAAGACAATTGCATCGGAAAGAGTCCCAAATACAGAAAATAGATAATGCTCTTGAAACATTAATGCCGAATGAATTGAAATTGATTAAACTAAGGTATTTTGAAAAGTTAAATTTTCAAGAGATAGGACAAAGGATCAATTTAAACGACAATTATTGTATCCAATTAAAGAGTAAAATAATACAAAGGTTAATAGATATGATATTTGTATTAGATTATGCTAAACAATAACTTATGACACTATAAGACAAAGCATGTTATTCTAAGAACAATAAAAGCACTTACGATTAGGTAGGTGCTATTTTTTATGTTTTAAGTGTAAACCTTCAGGGAGGTGGTTAAATGTTAGATGAAAGAATGCTACTTGCTGCACAGTTAAGGTCAGAAGGTATTGATGTTACAGAGGTTGCAAAGAAAGCAGGAATCAGTAGGACAACCTTTTACAATTGGATGGCAAATGAGGAGTTTGTAGCTGAGCTTTCCAGGTGTGAACAAGAGTTTTTAACTACGACAAGAAAGATGTTGTCAGCATATGGACCAAGTGCAGTTAGAGCCCTTATAAAGCTATCTACAAGGGCTGATAGTGAGAAGGTCCAGTTAGATGCATCGGCCAAGATACTGGATAAGCTGGTAAGCAACGCAACCAAGATAGAGATAGATGATAACAGGGACAGTGACATAGTTAGTATCGACATTCTAGAGGAAGAGATGAAAGAGTTTGATCATGAATAACCATGATTTAGGTAATCTAATTGAGAATAGGGTAGCTTTTATTAAGCTATGTCGTTGGTGTATAATTACCAATTCTGTAAACCCTTTAAATTAGCCATTTATCAAAAGGTGCGTTAAAGGTTCATTTAACGGAGTCGTAAGCAACGACATGATTCGTTAACAAGAACATTAGTAACGACATGCTTTAAACAGCGACATATTGTAAAGAGGGGTATGCTTCTAATTTGGGGAACCCGCGAAACCCCCGCATTGAGTTCCACATTTTCCACAATTTTTTTCAACTCGAGGTGATAGAATGAAAGTTACACTATTTACCAAATGGATAAATAAAGAATTGGTGTGCTGCTGTCCCGTGTGTAATAAATGTTTAAAAGAACATGGATGCGAAGAGTTGGAGTTTTTTATAAATCCTTATGGAAATATAAATGAGTGTATGAATGAGCGGTCTTATATTAGGGGTAATCATGGGGCAATTAGACAAACGAGGTAGTGATTAGATGCAGAATGAAGATAAAGAAAACAGAAAATTATTATTTAAATATTTAAAGAAACTCTATGGCTCTGAAAAAGCACAAGAGTTTATGCTCAAGTATAAGGATCATTTGTTTGACCTTCATGGTCTGGCCTGGTCCCTGGGTAAAAAATCATTTGAGTTTTTTTGTATGTATTTTCTTCAGGATGTATTCTTACCCAAGGAAACAAACTCAGCAGCACCTATAGGAGATGTTCACCGTAATATCTGGAAAGATATTCAGAAAAGTATTATTGATGATGGCCCCGATCAGATTGGAAGGATAGAACCAAGGGGAACTGGAAAGAGCGCATTTGGTACTTTTGCCACTGCAGTTTGGTGTCATTGTTATAAAATAAAAAAATACACTCTCATTTGTTCAGATATTGGGAGTACTGCTGAGAAATTTATTAAAGACATTAAAAATACGTTTTTGGAAAACAAATATATTGAAAAAGCCTTTGGAGCGCTCTTGAATGATAGAGACAAAAGATATATTTGCAATTCTACGCAATTAGAATTTACGAATAAAACATTTATTGAAGCTATCTCTTCAGCTTCTCCAATGCGTGGACGTAAATTTGATAACTGCAGACCGGATCTTATCATCCTGGATGATTATCAGTCAGAGGATGATGTTAGAACTGAAGATGCCAGGGAGAAAAAGTGGAAGCGATTCAGTGATGATGTAAAATATGCCTCACAGAAAGCAGTTGTTAGAGCTGGAAAAGTAATAAAAAAAGGAACAACCTTTATAGCTCTGGGAACGCTGCAGCATAAAGAATGTTTTTATAGTAGGTTAAGTAAGCAGCCGACATGGAAGTTTAAAAATGAAAGAGGTGTGCTACTTGATGATATAGACGAATATTTTAACTCCGGGCTTTGGCTTGAGTTTAAAAATATTCTTTTTAATTTCAAAAATGAAACTCACTTGGAAGATTCAAAGGAATTCTATTGGAAGCACATTGATGAGATGCAGTATCCACTTTTATGGGCTGAATTTTGGGACTGCTTAGACATGGCCATGAGTTATTACGAAAATCCGACTGCTTTTAAACAGGAAGTTCAGGGAGATATTAATAGTATTGGTGAAAAGTGGTTTAAAACTATTGCCACTGAAAAAAGGATTGATATTGAAACCCATAATTTTATAAAAACGATGCTTTTAATAGATCCAGCATCAACCGCAAAGGGAAAGTCTGATTATAGTGCTTATTTGGTAGGGTCTGAATCAGAAAATAATTTAAAGTATGCCCGGAAAGCAGAACTAGCTAAGATAAATGCCAGGACTGACTTTGATAAATATATAGATCATGCAATTAAACTTTTAAAGGATTATCCGGATACGACGCATGTTTATATTGAAAAAAATACCTTTAATGGTGCCGATGCAAATCAATTGGAACTTAAAATTAATAAAGACCCGGCACTTATGAATAGGAATATCACAATTATTAATGAACAGCAGCGGAAAAATAAGGATGATAAGATTTCAACCATTATTCCTTATATGAATAAAGGCCAGATTATATTTGCTGAAGAAGATAAACATTTTACTGACCAAATACTTGAGTTTGCTGGTCAAAAATATTCATTGCATGATGATGCCCCGGATATAACAGCAGAATTTGCGAACAGGATAAACAATATAGAAGTAAGTTATAAAGTTACTTTTATGGATAGAAACAAATTGTTTGGGAGGTGATACCGATGTTTGATGTAAATTTAAATTTAGAACTATTGGATAAGTGCTTATCAAGATTTCAAATGCAGTGGCATATTTACCAAAAGATGTATTGGTATTACATGGGTATTACTGATACTGGAAAAGCACAGAACTTTAGTAATAATGGAATATTTGATGATGGCATTTTCGATAATTTCGTTGATAGTGAAGGTTCTGGAAATTATTCTTTTGTAAATGATAGATTTAATAATAGAGTTACCACAAATTTTGTTAAAAAGTTCATTAAAGAAGAGGTATCCTATAGCGTAGGAAATGATATTACTTACATATCACGTTCCAGTGATGAAAATATACTTAAAACTATTCAATATAATTTAGAGCATTGGAAAGAGGACCACGAAAGCATACTTGCTAAAAATATGTTAATTTATTCTGTTACTTATGAATTATATTACATTGATAAACAAGCTCAATTTTGCAGTAGAGTAATCTCACCTCGTCATGGGTTTGCTTATACTGATGATTGTGGAAATGTAACATTTTTTCTGCATGTGTTTAGACAAACTTTTGATGAAAAAATGTATATAGATATTTATACCGACACTGAAATTATTCATTGTGATGAGGTTTTTACAGAAATTTCTGATAGGCAGCCGCATCCTTTTGGATGTGTACCAGTGGGAATAGCTGAATTAAGTGACGAAGGTTGGCTCGATACTGTATACCATGATATTAAAACATTGCAAGATGCTTATGAAACTAATTTAAGTGATATAAGCCAAGAAATAACAGAATTTAGAAATGCTTATCTTGCTTTTAAAAACGCACAGGTAGATGAAACTGATTTGCCAAAAATGAGGAAGAAAGGCATTATACAATTCAAGGGTGATGGTGATGCAAGTTGGTTGGTTAAAAATATTAATGATACTTTTATTCAAAATACATTAATAACTTTAGAAGAATTGATGTATAAAATATCAGCACATATTAACACCAATGAAAAAGTAGCCTCTAATACTTCCAGTTTGGCACTTAGGGCAAAATTAATTGCTTTGGAACAAAAGTGTAAATTGAATGAAAAAGCATTAGGAAATTGCGTAAAAACAAGGTTATGTATGTTATTTTGTTATCTAAATAGTTTAAAAAGTACAAATTATGACTATAAAGATATTAAAATTAAATTTACACCATGTATCCCAAGTGATGATTTGATAAATGCCCAGGTTGTGGCTCAATTGGGATCTAAATTAAGCACAGAAACAGCATTAAGCTTGTTTAGTTTTGTGGATAATCCAAAAGAAGAGGTTAAAAAAGTTACTGTTGAAAATAAAGCTAATTCCATTGGAGCCGACTTGCTTACGGGTGGTGTTAAATAATGGCTAAGAAAAAAATAAATCCAATTTATAGGAAACAGATAGAGCAAATTAAGGTTGATGGCGAAGAATACGGCGATAGAGAAATGAAACCTATATATGTT